GTCCAGCAGGTCGAGAGACAGCTGCGTCGCGTTCCAGCGGTCGAAAGCGATCTCGGCGATCTCGTAGGCCTCCGCGTCGGCGCGCATCGCCACCTTGATCGCCTCGTAGTCGATGACGTCGCCCTCTGTCAGCGACAGCCATCCCTCGTCGGCCCACACCGTGGCGAGGCCGCCGGTGCGCCGGTCCAGCGCCGTCAGCGCCGCCTCGGGCGCCCACGTGCGCCACAGCACGTCGTGCCCGCCGTTGCCGTCGGGGAAGTCCAGCGCGTACGACGCCAGGTCGATCGTCGAGCCGAGGTCCAGCCCGCCGTAGCAGCGTTGCGCCCTCAGCTCGCCCAGCTCGGCCAGGGGCGCGGCCTGGTCCCACCGGCCGATGTCGATCGCGCGCCCGGCCTGCGCGGACTGCTGGTTCAGCCGGTACTGGCGGAACGCGCGCTCGGCGGCCGGGTTAGCGATCGCCTTGTTGCACTCGTCGGCAAGCACCTGCTCGGCCAGGTAGTCGCCGAGCGCCGGGTTGGCGAGCTTCCACGTGGCCGGCTTGGTCCAGTCCGCATCGCGGGGCGCCGCGTGCAGCACCACCAGGCGCCGCCGGTCCAGCTCGGGATTCTCCAGCACCCGTTCCGACCATTTACGCTCCGTCGCGGCGAAACCCGCCGGGTTGTTGTCCGCCGTCGTGACCAGCAGCATGACCGGCTGCGCGCGGGTGCCGAACCCGGTGCGGAGCGCGTCGTACAGTTCGCGGTCGGGCTGCGTGAGCAGCTCGTCGATGTAGACCGCGTGCGGGTTGGCGCCGAGCGACCCCATCGCGTCGCCTGCGATGACCGCGAAGAACGACGCCGTTTTCGGATCCACGATCCGCCTGGCCGAGCGGGCGATCAGCACCCGGCGCTGAAGCACCGGCGACAGCTCGCACATCCGCACCGCCACGCGGTAGGCAAGGCTCGCCTGGTCCTTGTCCAGCGCGAGACCGTAGATCTCGCCTTCCTCCTCGCCGTCGGCCACCGTCAGGTACAGCACGATGCCGGCGATCAGCTCGGTCTTGCCGTTCTTGCGCCCGGTCGACAGGTAAAGCTCGCGGTAGCGCCGCACGTACCGGCCGCGCTGCGGGTCGTACTCGACGACGCCGAACAGCGGCGTCAGGATCTCGTCGCGTTCCCAGTCGGCCGGGATGAACGGGCGCCGCGCCCAGTCGCCTTTGGTGTGCACGAGCAATTCGCAGAAGAACGCCAGCACATGCGCGACCCGCGGCTCGCACAGGTGCTCGCCGCGTTTCGAGCAGGTGATGTCATCGTGCTTGCGCCCGCACGGCGGGAACCGGCGCCGGTCCGTCACGGCCTGGCGGCTGCCCGCGCGGCCGCCGCCTGCGCAAGGGAGATCGGCAGGTGACAGGGCTCGCACAACGCGACGAGCAGCTCGTCAGACTCCGCGCCCGGCACCAGGTGATGCACCTCGGCCGCCGGAGCGCCGCACGAACGGCACGCGTAGCCGTCGCGCTTCATGATGCGCTCGCGGGTCGAGCTCCACCCCGGCGGCATCGCCCGGCCGCGCGCGCCGTCGCCCCAGCGCGCCGAAGGATGCGCCGGGCAGGCGCCCCGCCGATTGGGGCAGCCCGGCGCGCAGGCCGACGGCGCACGGTGAGGCATACCGCCGAGTTTGCCCCCTGGCCTGCGCGTCCGTCCATTTCGGCCGCTCCGGCGCCGGATTATCCGATCGCCGAGCGTTCGCAAACCGCGCAGTAGCTCCGCTCCGGCGCTGGATTATGCGATCGCCGAGCGTTCGCGAACCGGCTCGTCGCACCGTCGCCCCCGTGCCCCCGTCGCCGCTGGCGGGCGCCTGCCTGCGGGCAAAAAAAGCCGGCCGGCGCCCAGTCGGGCGCCGGCCGTGGCCAGTCAGGTCATTGGATCACCCCGAGCATATGCAGTTCGGACCGCACCACGGGTGACACGGTTCGCGGGCACTCCACATCGCCCCGCACGCGTCCCCCTGCGCGAGCGCGCCGTCAAAGCCCAGCGCGATCGCCCGCAGCGCATGATTGCACGCGCCGGCCGCCGCGAGCACGCACCGTCCGCAGCCGGTCATCGGCCCATCGCATCGATGATCGCCTCAGCCATCCGCTTCGGCCCGCTGAACCGGATCTCCCGCCCGTCGGTCGTCGTGACATGAACGAACGGACCGAACGACCACGCCGACGTGATCGCCTGTAGCGGGATCGCCGCCGGCGCCGCATGGGTCTTCCAGTGCTTATCCATCGGCCGCTTCACGCCGTGACCGCCGCCGCCGATCCGAAGCACCCGGCCGTCCCAGGTCGTCGAGCCGCCGCCGCGGATCACGCCGTTGTCCTGTGCGGCTTCCCGTTCGCGGCGGTGCTCGGCCGCGCGAATCGTCAGTTCCTTAACTCGCGTCCACTTGCTTCCCATTGGTTCGGTCTACCCCTCTCGATCGACCGGCGAACTGCCGGCCATCCCGCGCCGGCCTCGGACATCGAGGCCGGCCGGGAAAGCCGTCAGTTCGCGAAGTTCTCCGGCGGCGTCGTCAGCACCGACCGAACCGGGTTGCCCGACAGCGCCGCCTTGAGGGCGAGGCCGAAGTTGTACCGCGCATCTCCCAGCGCGTTCGCCGCCGCGGTGAACCGCTCATCGACGTTGCCGAGCATTTCGCACGCCCATTCGTCATCGAGGATCAGTTCCTCGGCGTCGGCGTAGTCGAAACCGCGCCCGCGCTCCGCGAGCACGACTTGCGTCGGCTCGCCGGACCTGTCCAGCGCGTAATACCGGTTGCCCTCCAAAATCGAGGTGATCTCCTCCCCGGTGATGCCGGGAAAACGCATGGCCAGGCGGCCGAGCGTCGCGAGCGGGATCGTGTCATCGTCCAAGGTGTTTTCAGTTGCTCCCTTCGGACCAGCGGACTGCCGGCCATCCCGCGCCGGCCTCGGACATCGAGGCCGGCCGGGAAAGCCGTCAGTCAGCGCCGACGCAACCCGGTTTGCCGTTGCGCCATCGCGATAGCCTCCGGGCTGAATTCCTCCCCGTCGGTCAATCGCATGCGGACGGTCGCCTGCGGCATCATGTCGAGAATGACCTTGCGGCAATCGACGGCCTCCGTATCCGGCACGATCACCGTGATCACGGCCATTGCACCGCACCTATTTCGGCATCGTTCAAGAGAACTCCTAACTGAATTGTTTTCAGAGATCGTGATACACGATCGATGCAGGTACGCCGAATGTCCATTCGGCGTGCCTCCATCCATCGTGCCGGCCAGGCCTTGCCTGGCCGGTCACGGATGGTAATTGCTACTTGGCGGGGCGCTCGTAGTACGAAACGACCGCGCCGGCGTCGGTGATCCGCGGCAGCCCGCGCATCGCCGACAGCATGTATTCCTTTACGGCGTCGCGCACGGCCGCCGGTCCCTCGCCGGTCTTCGGCTTGTAGGTCTTCTCAGCCGTCGCCTTGGCGTCCTCCGGCGTGAATCCGCCGACGATAAGCGCAGCGATCATCTTGTCGCGTGCTTCGGCCGATTCGTCCGTGACAGCCGTCACGTCCCACTTCGCCGGGTCGACGTCGATAAGAACGTGGAGGTTGATACGCATCAACTCGGGCTTGTCGACGGCCTCCGTCGACTCGTCGCCGTCGGTGCCCTCGGTTCCCTCGGTCCCGTCGGTGCCCTCGGTCGGCGTGATGATGCCGGCCTCATCGGTCGCGACGGTCTCGCCGCCCAGGGGCGCGTCGGAAACAGGCGTGACCTCGGCCACGTCGGCGTCGTTCGCGGGGACGTTGATAACATTCGTCTTGCTAGCCATTTGATTGAACCTTTCGATGAATGATTGATTTGGCTTTGAATGTTCCGATATTCGGTTGTCAAGATGCGATGCGCGACTTTCGCGCCAGGCCCATCGTGCCGGCCTCATGTCATTATTCTATGTGGTGGGGCGACGAAAAACGAATTTCACGACACTTTTCTGCTGTGACAGCCGCCACCCGGAATGCATTCGGATCGCTGAAAACGCGCTCGGTGATCCGGATCACCCGGACTTTATTCGGCATGCCGAATTCCCGCTCGGTGACCTGCGTCACCGAGCTTCTGTTCGGGTGGCGGGGTGCCCCCGGACGGTTACAGGCTTCCAGAG